TACCGATCTTATTAATTGCTGGCGCAGCAGTAGCCTTTATGGCGTTTCGCAGACGACCAGGAGTAACTGTAACAGCGGATATGCCTATCCGTCAAACAGCAGAAGAATTTGAAGCAGACACAAGAGGCGCGCAAGTTAAGTCCAGCCTTATTGACGCTGGAACTAAACTAATCAGCAACCTATTTGGTAAAAAAACTGAGCGCCAAAAAACAGCTAAAAAAGTGCAGGCAACAGCTGTAAAGCGCGCAGTAAAAAGCGGAACAGCTACAAGAAAGCAAGCAAAAGCAGTAACGAAATCACTTTCAAAAGGAATAGGCCCTATTCGCATTGGGTTTGATGATAATCAAGTACTATGCTAAAAATTAAACAATGAACAGAAACTTATTATATATAGCGGCGGCAGCTTATTTTGTTTGGCTTTTTTCTAAAAAGAAAATGAATGGCACAAACGCACCTAGCGCCCAGGCGGCAGCTGGTATGGCTAGAAGAATAGTTGCAAACGCAGTTGATCAAACGACCTTTATTCCCGACGAAACTACTTTTGCGGATCAATACGCAAAAGATAAAAGCCAATGCAGATGACCTGTAAAAAATATATAACAGAAACAAAAATTTTTAGCGCTAGTTCTCAAACAGACACTAACGCTAATAGCGTAATTTTTGTTAATCAAGGTACTTCGAATGTAACTGTGGACGGTTTTTTACTAACGCCTAACCAGTCCTGGAATATAACAGGAAACGAAAACGAGATTAACGTTAAAGTATATTCTTTCAATTTTAGCGGCGCTGGCGTTAACCAATTAACAGTAATACTTAAACGATACGTTTAATGTTTGTAGATTTTAATATACTTAATCAATTAGGCAGTCCGTCTATTAACAGCAATACTTTTGCTAACCGTCCTGCGGCTGGGCAAACTGGTAGGCTGTTTGTAAGTACAGATACCTTTGAGATTTACCGCGATAACGGTACAACGTGGGATCTAATCGGAGGCCCAGGATCTAGTACAATTACTGGAACTGGTACAGCTACACAAGTTGCGTATTTTACCAGCAGCCAAGCAATAGGATCTAGCGCGAATTTATTTTGGGATAATACCAATACTAGGCTAGGTATCGGCACAAGCACACCTGGAGTGCGCTTAGATATTCATGGCACAGGCAATATGTTGCAAATTAATTCTACAAGTGCAACTGCTAATGCATTAATGTCTTTTCAGCGCACAGGTACTAACGTCTGGCGTCTTGGCGATCAATATAACAGCGGTAGTAACTATTTTGAATTACACAATACAGTTCTTACTAATAACGCTATTGAAATAAACGCTGCAACCAATAAAAGTATTTTTACAGCTGTTCAAACTTATACAACTGGACTAGCTAGGGGCAATTACTTTGACTACAATTTAAGCGTAAGCGCTGGCGGCAGCTTTTCTAGTCCTAACGCAATTACTGCGCTAGGGGCGAGTTTAGATTTAACGCTTGCTGGTAACGCCACTATTCCTAGCGGCGCAAGGAGTGGACTAGACGCTTACAATAGTATATCTTTTACTGGTGCTGGAACGCTAACACATGGCCAGGGTACGCAGATTCGCGCTTATTCAAACCTAACAGCAGGCTGGGCCTTTGCAGGATCAGCAACAGGAACAATAACGCACCTGGCAGGCCTTCGCGCACTTTTTCCCGATAATACAGGTAGCGCAATAAACGTTACTAATAACTACGCGCTACTCTTAAACGATCAAACCCCAAATACAGGAACGGTTACTTATACTAACCGCTGGGGAGTTTATCAAGAGGGTGCAAGTGATTTAAATTATTTTGCTGCAAATACCTTAATTGGTACGACTGTAAACGCTGGATATAAGTTAGATGTTTCGGGAAGTTTTAGAGCAACAAGTACAATTAAACTTGGCACATTTTCTTGGATAGGAGCGTACACAGATGTTTCATCAATTACCGCATCAGGTGGAAATGCAAGAGCAATGCAGATTGATGGAACATTAGTAGCATCTGCAAACGGAGATAATTTAGTTGGTCTTTATATTGATTATACTGCTTCAGTTGGTGCATATACTGGAGTCAATCAGTTTGCATTATATCAACCAGATGTGAGTAAAAAGAATTATTTTTCTGGTAATGTTGGAATCGGTACTTCTGCGCCAGTTGCAAATACGCCATTGACATTACAAGCAGCAAGTGGTTATACAGATTTATTATGGTTAAAATCTGTAGGAACAAATATAGATAGCAGAATAAATTTTGCGCCTACTGGGACTGGAATAACTCAATTAAATAACACTACTGGAACTGGTATTGCATTACAAATATCAGGCGCAGAAAAAATGCGATTAGACGCATCAGGCAATCTTGGTTTATCAGTAACACCGAGTGCGTGGGCAACAACAAGTAATTATGTTGCATTACAAGTTGGCTCAAGTGGTATATATGGTCGTGCAGCAGCATCTAATGAAACATATCTAACAAGTAATACTTATTATAACGCAGGTTGGAAATATATATATACTGCAAGTGCTACAAGATATGACCAAGATTCAGGTTCTCACGCTTGGTACAACGCTCCTTCAGGCACAGCAGGTAATGCTATCACGTTCACACAAGCTATGACCTTGAACGCTGCGGGAAATCTTTTATTGGGCACAGCTACAAGTACTTTTACAGCGGAAAGGTTACAAGTTAGCGGGGATATTAATGTCTATAATTCTGTTGGCGGCGGTGTATATAGCAATGCAAGTAGTAAACAAGCCAACTTAAATGCTGGTGGGATTGGATTATATATGGAGGATTTTACTTCATCAGGTATTGATTTTCATAAAGTTCAATTTTATAGTAATACTTTAGGCGATGCAGTAATTTTTACGGCAACAGTAAAAGATGACGGAACAAGTAGCAATGTATCATTAGGGGATGTATTAAGTGTTGCTAATGGAACAGCTTTATTTGTAGATGATACAACTCAAACAATAGGTTTTCAAAGCGGAATTGGATGGTACCAATTTGGAAGTGTACCACAATTTGTTAATAATGCAGCTGCAATAGCAGGAGGTTATCCAGCTGGATCTATTTACAGAATAACAGGCACAGGAGATTTAAAAATAGTAATATAAATAAAAATGGGATATTCAATTCAACCAGTCCAGATTTGGACTAACGGAACAGCCGCAACAGGCAACTACATTGACGCTAGTATTGTTAACGATAATCTTAGCGATTATGCGCAGTTTTACTGGGGAATAAGCAGCGTTACAACAGACAGCGAAGGGGCAGAAACTAAGCAAGGCCTTACGCAAGGTAACACTACAATAAGCGGCGCTGACTACACAGCCTGGGGCCAGTCGGCAGATATTAATTTAGCTGCTTATCAGTATATTTGCAGTCAATTAAATTTAACGTTAATACCTTAAAAAATGGACAAACTACAAACGCTCAAAGCAGCAGCTTACGACATTTTAGCTAACATTGAATGGCTACAAGCAAAGCTGCGCGAAACTAACCTCGAAATCGCAGAAGAAACTAAAAAGCAAAATGGATCTACAACTAGTAACGATAGCAATTAGTAGCCTTTGCGGCTTTGTGGCGTCCTGGGCAGTACTTAATCAGCGCGTAAAAGCGCTAGAGGAAAAGACATCTAAAAATGACGATCACGACCAGCGGCTTACCAGGCTAGAAACAAAACTGGATATATTGCTCGAACACTTAATAAAGGACTAATGAAAAGCCAGGCTGTACGCATAGCTGACGTTATTTTTATTGGCCCCTTTATGATCTACTCAAGCAGTAAGCTAAAAGGCCAGGATAAAACTATTATGCTGGGCCTGGGTATTGCTACAATTATTTACAACGGTTTAAATTATATAAAATATGAAAAAGCTACTTAAAAACTGGAAAACTACCTTTTTTGGCTTCGCTACTATTATTGGCGGCGTTGCAGCTATTTTAAAAGGCGACTTGGTAACTGGTATAACCACAATCGGCGCAGGTCTAGGCCTTACCGCTGCTAAGGACTTTGATAAAACAGGAATTTAATGAAAGGCGCCAGGACGTATATAGTTGCACTATTTGTGCTGGCCCTCGTATTAATAGGAACAAAAGTGAGCGCAACTAAGCTAATAGCAAAATTTGAAGGCCTGCGACTAAAAGCCTATAAAGATAGTGGCGGCGTTTGGACTATTGGTTACGGTACAACTATTAATCCTGTGACTGGTATTCCAATTAAGCAAGGGGATACAATTACAAAAGACACAGCGCTAACCTGGCTGCGTATGCAAACAGCTGCAACAGAAACACAGGTAAAAGCAAAAATAAAAGTAGCGCAGTCGCCTAATCAAATTGCTGCGCTTACTAGTTTAACGTATAATATAGGCATTGGCGCTTTTAGCAGATCCACACTACTAAGATTAATTAATAGCGGCGCAGATAAAAACGAAATTGGGGCGCAGTTTATACGCTGGAACAAAGTAAAAGGAGTAGAAGTGCCAGGATTAACCCGTAGGCGGCAACTAGAAGCCGAGTTGTATTTATCATAAGTAGCTAATTTATATCATTTTATCTATTCCGCTAAGTTACAGCGGAATTTTTTTTTGGTTATATGAAATAAACTATTATAGATTTGTAACGACAAACGATTTTACATTCATTAAAATTCTAACCGTATGACTACACCAAACGACCTGGCAGCGTATAAAAAAATGCTGCAAGACAAAATCAAAGCGCTTCAGTTTTTAGGATCTAATCTAAAAGACACAAAGCGCATAGCTATTCAGCTAACGTTTAACTGCGAAAGCCGCGTCCTAATAGAACAGCGGCTTATTCCTTTTAACCTAGAAATGGAACTGCGCACACTAATTGACGATTCTATTGACTTTTATCAGCGCCAGTTAATTAACGCTAACCAGGGAAACTATGAGCAAATTTGACCGCGTAATTAGCTGGAGTTATACCTGGCTATTTTGTTTCCCACTAATGCTGTTAGTAATGATAGCAGTAGAAACAGTTTTTTTTATTTACAGATCTATAAAATTAATCCAACTATGCAAAACCAAACTTTTAACGCTCCTGCGTTCCCCCCACAAGTAGCACAAGACAATCTAGGCCGCATTATTGCGCCAATCCCTGGAATGAGTAAGCTAGAATACTTTGCTATCCAGCTGCTACCTTTTTACCTAGAACTAGCAACCACAAAAAAGCTATCCGACAAAGGCGAGCCAGTAACGCCAATAGAGGCAGCAATTAAGACAGCAAAGGATCTAATTGAAAAACTAAACACCAACGACAATGAAAAAGACGTCTTATCTATTATTGAATAATCCTAAATTTTGGTTATTAATTATTTTACTTTTTATGCTATGGCTATCTAGCTACTGGAACTACTAACAAAAATGCAGACAAACGACCTGGAAATTAACGACCTGTTAAAGGCGAGGCGCTATGATCCCACAAAAAGGCCCAGCCAGGAGCAGGTCGTTTTTTCTATTAATTCTAAAATCGTGGGAACGCTGCAAAATTATGTAGTAGTTAGCGGCCTACCTAAGGCAAGCAAAAGCACCTACGTCGGCGCTATTGCTGCTAGCGCCCTTGTGCCGCATTACCAGGCTGTTTTTGGCCTTAAATTATCATTGCCAGCAGATAGGCAGCGCCTAGCCTATTTTGATACTGAGCATAGCGCCTTTGACTTTTACAGGCAAATGGATAAAATAAAAGGGTTTGCAGATAAAAATAGCTTGCCCGATTTTTTTGACGCATTTAGTACTAGGGAAGATATGCCAGCAAAGATTCGCAAATTAGTTGAAGCCTATTTGCAAACGCACGCAGAGTGCAGCGTTTTAATAATTGACGGACTGCTTGACCTTTGTCTTAATTACAACGACGAAAGGGAAACTAGGTTACTCACTAACTGGTTTAAAAGAATTACAAAACAGTACAACGTTTTACTAATTGGAGTGCTGCACCTGGGCAAAGGGCAGGGCGAAACGCTAGGACACCTGGGATCTAATACAGACCGCTGGGCGCAAAGTACCTTAATAGTTGAGCGCAATAAAGAAAATCAGCAGTTTATTTTAAGGCCTAAATACCTGCGCAGTTCGGACGACTTTGATCCAATAGCTATAATGAATTTTAACGGACTATGGCAGCAAGTGCCTTACATAGAACAGGAAACTTTTACAATACCAAAAAAATCAAAAAAATGACGCACGGATCGCTTTTCTCTGGTATAGGCGGCTTCGACTTAGCCGCTGAATGGGTAGGCTGGGAAAATCTTTTTCATTGTGAATGGAATGAATTTGGGCAAAAAGTACTAAAGTACTACTGGCCTAATGCTGAAAGTTTTACTGATATAACAAAAACAAATTTTAGTAAATATGAAAACAAAATCGACATACTTACGGGGGGCTTCCCTTGCCAGCCCTACTCTACTGCCGGAAAGCGAAGAGGAAAAGAGGACGAGCGCCATTTATGGCCAGAAATGTTGCGAGCAATTAGGGAAATTCGCCCGCGTTGGATTGTGGGCGAAAACGTTTTCGGCCTTATTAATTGGTCAGAAGGGCTGGTTTTCCACGAGGTGCAAACTGATCTGGAAGCTGCGGGGTACGAAGTAGAGCCGTTTGTACTTCCAGCTGCGGCCGTTAATGCGCCACACAGAAGAGACCGGGTTTGGTTTATTGCCCACGCCGTTAGCGAGTGTTATGGATCAAACAAACTTTCAAGCATACGATCAAAGAATGCAAAGGCTAGTGGAAAAGGGGCACAAACCTTTCACAATGACGCTGGATCAAATGGCTTTAAGGGGGCTGCTACCAACACCAACAGCAATGGACAGCACTTCAGCAACTGCAATGATGAAAAGCTCACAGGTCAAACCAGGATCAATGCACAGTGTAACACTAACACGCTGGGCAACGCAAATGCTACACACACCAAAAGCAAACGACTTCAAAAATCAGAAAAAATCGGAAAATTGGAAGGGATTAGATTTGAGCAGTCAAATAAAGGAAATTACTGGCAGCGATTCCCTACTCAATCCCCCCTTTGTACTAGAAATGATGGGCTTTCCAATAGATTGGACGGAATTACCTTTTCAAAATGGCGAAATGAAACAATAAAAGCAGCAGGAAACGCAATTTGCCCGCAAGTTGCCCTACAAATTTTTAATGCAATTAATGAATACAAAAATCTTTAACCTGGGAACAGAGGAAACTGAACGCTAATTACTATGGAACAGAAAAACAACAGCGGAACAATTTTTCGCAATGCAAAAAAGGAAACAGCGCAGGCGCCCGATTATTCGGGAACAGCAACAGTAGGGGAAAAAAAATACCGTATTGCTGGCTGGATCAACAAAAGCAAAACTGGATCAAATTACTTGCGCATTTTATTTACTGAAGTAGTAGAACAGCCGCAAGCTGGACTACCAGCAGAACAAAGCAGGCTGGAAATGGGTAGCGGCAATATAGATAGCGTAATGATTGACGACCTACCATTTTAAAAAAAAGCGCCAGGAGCTAGGCTCAACTGGCGCGGACAAACGACCAACGGACTAACCGCGATCACCTGTATTCACTACGAAAATAGTAAAAAATGGCAAAGGATTTAAAAACAGCGATAGTTTTTTTTAAGCCTGGCACAAAGCGGCCCAGGAAATACCGAAATATATCTAATGTACTAAAATTTGGCAAATTTTGCCAGGATCTTGGCGCCTGGTATATTAACTGGTACGACAAGGAAAGCGAGAAATTTGAGCGCAGAACGTGGATTATACGCGATTTTGAGAAAAAGCTGTAAATTAGCAGATACATAAGCAGAGTTGGTTATATTCACAATGCGGCCCCTGGTTTCTACTAGGGGCCTTTTTTTTGCGCTTATATGTGCAACGATTTTTTTAAATGAAGGTCAATACAGGTAATATGTGGATAAAAAAATATTGTAAAATTCCCTAAAATATCAATTATTTTCACTAACTTTGAGCTATTGTGTGCAAGGCCTCACAAAGGCATGCACAAATAGCTCAAAAAGTTGCTATTTTACGAAAGTCAAAAAATTAGTTGCGTAAAAGTTTTGCAGGCTAAAAAAGTTTTTTTAATTTCATACGGACAAACGACATAGGACTTAAAAGCCGCGCCGACAGGCGAATGAAAAACTTATTTTATTTAATAGGCGGCGCCGCTGCACTTTTTTTACTTTCAAGATTTAGATTTGGCCAAAAAGCTATTTTTCAACTGCGCAGCCTGCGACCAGGCGGCAGTTTGTTACAGCCAACGATTAACGTGGAACTAGCTGTCCAAAACCCGACCAATACAACAATTAAAATAAAAAGTATTACTGGATCAATTAGCGTAAATGATAGATTCCTGGCTAATGTATCAGCATTTGGCGATCAGACAGTCGCACCTAATAGCGAAAGTACGCTGCGCCTTGTGGCACGTCCTAGCGCGTTAGGAGTTTTTGAAAGTGTACGAGAATTATTGAACGCGGCAGCTGGACAGCTTAGCGTTACTTTTAGTGGATCAGCAAACGTGGACGGAATAGTTGTTCCAATAACTGAAACGCGCAGCCTGTGAACGCAAGTGTGATAATGGGGCGACTAGCACCGTTTATGAATAAAAACGAAATGCTAGTCCAGGATCAAAGTACAGGCGACATAATAGACGCTATTTGTACTGCGCACAAAAGACACGCGCAGGAATATAGCAGGATAAGTTCTTTTTTTAATGCTGGAACACCTAGAGAAGTAGGACGTAAAATTTTTAATTTTTTAAAAAATAACGTTCGCTATGTAATTGAGCCAGGAAGTAAGCAGACAGTAAAAAGTCCTGCTGCTATCCTTGCAACAGGTTACGGGGATTGCAAGCATTACAGTTTATTTGCTGGGGGAGTATTACAAAGTCTAGGAATACCTTTTGCGTACAGGTTTGCTAGTTACCGAGATTACGATAAGCAACCTCAGCACGTTTTTGTAGTGATTAACCCAGGTAAAAACGAAATTTGGCTAGATCCAGTAGTAGGACAATATGACTATAAAAAACCGTATAAACACGCAACAGACAGAAAAATGGCACTATATTCAATAAGCGGAATGGGCGCAACAGCGCAACAAAAGGCAGCGTTAAAAGCTGCTAAAGCAGCCAAAAAAGCGGCGCCGACAAAAGCGGCGAAAAAAGCAGCCTTAACAAACGTGAAAGCTGCTCGCCAGGCTGCAGGCCGCACAGCTGGACAGGTACTTAAAAAAGGAACAAAAGCAATTTTGAAAGTAGCAGCCTCGCCAGTACGCAACGCATTTTTAGCGCTAGTAGCATTAAATTTTGGCGCTCTGGGAACAAAGCTAGCGGCAGCCTGGCAAAAAGCGCCTAGTAAGCTAACAAATTTTTGGGAAGGTGCTGGAGGACAGATTAACGCACTAAAAAAAGCCTGGGAAAAGGGATCAACTAAAAAAAGAATTTTTGGCGACGATACAATTGGAGTAGCACCAGCGGCAGCAACAGCAGCAGCGGCAGCGCCATTACTAGTTAAAGTGGGTAACTTTTTAAAGGACATTGGTATTGAACCAGACGATTTACTACAAATAGGAAAGGACGCACTTAACGCAAAAGCCCAGGAATTAGCAAAACAAGCACTAATGCCAAAAGCAGCAGAACAAGCCGAATATATAGACACAGCCGATCAAGTTTTTGATCAGTCGCCAACAATGGACGTAACCAGCACGCCAGCTTTTGAAAAAGCAGCGGCAACAGGAAAACCTAATTTTTTACCATTAATACTAGGCGGCGCGGCTGTCCTGTATTTTGTAACTAGAAAAAAATAAAATGACTGCAAAGCAACGCGCAGCACGCGCAAAATTTAAGGCAGTAGTAGCAGAGGCTAAAAAACTGCGAAAGAAAAACCCTAAGCTAACACAGGCCCAGGCAGTAAAGCAAGCGTTTGCAATAAGCTACGGTAAAAAGCGCGCTGGAGTAGGTGCAGTAAAGAAAAAAGCAGCACCTAAAAAGAAAGCGGCTCCTACAAAAGTAAAAGCTAAGAAAAGTAAGCGCACTAGCGAAATGCACACAGACACAAAAAGTCATAATGTAAATATCCGAGTAATGAGTGGAATTGGTGCAATTAAAAGAACTGCTGAAACTATACTAAAAAATCAGTATGGAAGTCTAGCAGCAAAAAAATTAGTAGAAAGCACTAAAAGAGGCAAAAAAAAGATACAAAAGCAAATGACTGAAATTGCTTCAAAAATTAGAAAAATAGAAAATCTTTAATGTATAAAATTTTACCCTACACGCAGGCCCAGGCTAGGCGCTTAAATGTAAGAGTAAAGCCGAGCAGCAGAAAAGGTAAAAAAATTGATGTATATGACGGAAAAGGAAATTTTGTAACAAGTGTAGGCGCAAAAGGCTACTTAGACTATCCAACTTACCGAAAGTTATTTGGAAAAGCAGTAGCCGATCAGCGGCGGCGCCTATATAAGCAAAGGCACCAGGCAGATAGAAAAGTGAAAGGAACGCCAGGGTATTTTGCAGATCAGCTGCTATGGTAAAAAGGACGTAATAAACAAACATAAAAAAACAAAATGGCAAGACGTAGAAAAAGCACCAAAAGACGCAGCAGACGTCGTATGGGCGCAATTGGCAAAAGAGCCAATTTAACAGCTGCACTGGGAATTATCGCTGGCGCAGTTATTGGTAAAAAAGTTGCAGGCTTTATTCCAGTAGGGGATGAGCGAATTAAAAATGCAGCTGTTGTAGGTATCGGATTAGCTTTCCCAATGATCCTAAAAGGGGATATTGGTAAGGCAATTGGTAACGGTATGATCGCAGCAGGTGGCGCAGGTCTAGTAGGTCAATTAGTACCAGCACTAGGTCAAATGGATGATACTATGACCTTTCCAGTAACAGTTGGCGAAGTA